AAAGATGGTTCTTTAAATTGTAAATGTGGTTGGTAAAATTTACATGTACCCTTTATAAAATCATTGTCCATATTATCTCCATAAAAAAAGGGGGACCGAAGTCCCCCTGGTATCTAAAGAAGATAGATCACATAAGGTTGGTGACCTGTACTCTTCTGTAGTACATGTTGGCGTTGGCGGAGAGAGTCTCACCGTCAGGAGTGCCGTTGTACGCACCGTTGGTGGTAACAAATGGGTTGCTGACCATGCCGTAACGAGTCTTGAAGCCAATCTTAGGCTGGAAGGTGTTAGGATCGATGGAACGAACCATTTGGAGGGGAACGTAAGGACAGTAGAATAGTCCAGCGTCATAAGGGGAAGTACCCTTATAACCGATTACGTAGTAGTGCTTGTCGCTTAGGTTAGCGGCATAAGGATCAACATAGACCTTGATACGTCCGTTGATAGTACCAACAGATAGGTTACCAGTGTCGTCAACCTGACCGATGGAAGGACCACCAGCACCGTTTAGACCAGAGGTGTAGTCAAGTACACCAGCCATGGCGAGAGCAGAAGCAACGTCAGCAGAGCAGACGAGGAAGTTGCCCTTTCCTCTACGAGTCTCTTGGGCAATAGCGTTAGCGTCACGCTCGATCTGGAAGAGGAGTCCTTTGAACTTCTCAACAGACCATCTGCCGTTGGAGTCAACGTCAAGGTCAAAAATACCAGCGTTAGCAACGTTGTTCTGAGCACCCTTCTTAGCGACGGTGTAAACTCTACGAACAACTTCACGGTTGATCTCAGCAAGGACTTCGCTAGACAAGATGTTAGCGAGCTCTTGCTCAGCATCTAGACCGTGGATTGCCTTAAGGTCTTGTGCTAGTTCCAAGGTGTACTCAGCTTTGAGTGCTCTAGACTGAGCGGTGACCGAGGTCTTCTCAATGCTGAAGGACATCTCACGGAACAGACGTGAGGCTTCGCCCATACGCTCAAGATCTTCACGATCCATCTTGGATCCTACTTCGTAGGTTCCAGGAGAAGCGTCGTTAAGGAGAGCAGGGTTGTTGCCGTCAGATCCAGAACCACCAGAAGCAGAAGTACCGTCGCCAGCACGGACAGCGTAGTCGCCTTGGTTGGCATCGAAACCACCAGTGAATCCAGTGTCAGGCTCGTTGAACAGTGCCTCTTCTCCGCCTTGGTTCTCGTAGCGGGATCTCATAGCAAAGATTAGTCCAGTAGGACCAGACATGGGCTGAACGCCACAGATGTCATATGCCATAAGGTTAGGCATAGCACGACGAACGAGACTGATTAGAACTGGATCGAAACCAGCTAGACCAGCAGTGTTAGCCGAACCGAGAGCGGAACCAGCAGGTGTTACGGTTCCAGCGCCTAGTGAGTTGACAGCTACTTCGTTGAGCATACCGCGCTCTTCACGAAGGAAGCGTTCTTGGTTTTCCAGGAGGACGGAGGTCACTGCCTTCTTATAGCGATCCTGGATTTCAGGAGCCTCGCCATGGTTAAGAACAGGAGACCACTTTTCCTGGAGATGTTCTGCGTTAAACATTTGTATCTCCGAGTTTGTTAGAAAATGTGGATATTATTATTTAGGGAATCACTTATTCCAGCGGTTCATTGCCTGGAGGTATGCTGCCATAGCGGGAGCAATCTCTTCAGATTCCACTGGGGTTTCATCAGTAACTTCTGCTTTAGGAGCACCTTCCTTAGGGAAGTATGACTCTTTCAATTGATTTACTTTCTTAGAATATTCTTCCTCGGAAGTAAACTCAATGCCCTCAGCAAGAGAAGCTAATTTGTCTTTCTGTGTATCTACTAGACCTTCAGCAATTTGCTTGACAATGATCTCTTTAGCAGATTCATTAAGACGATTTTGAAGTTCAATATTAGCCTTAACCTGTTCGTTGAGGCGTTCCTCCATCTTACAAAGATCTTCAGTCATACCCTCGACGACATCAACTTTTTCGTCGGGGATGTTAATGTAATGCTCTTCAAAGAGACTCTTAAGACCAGTGATAAAGTCTTCAGTAATCTCATTTCTGATACCGCGGTCAACAGCAACTTGATTTTCTTCGAGCCACTTATTGACAGCGTAGTTGACGGTGCCGTTAACTTCTTCAGCAAGTTCCTTCTTGGTAACTTCAACTTGCTCCGAAACACGAGCCTCAAAGGTCTCTTCTAGTTTCGCCCACTCTTCAGTGAGTTTAGATTTAACAGCAGCTTCAAAGATTGTCTTCGCCTTATCAGCGAATTCTTCTGATAGTTCTGTACCCTCGGTGAGAGCAGCAACATCAGCAGATACGTCGAGATCCTCAAACTTAGGTTTGATAGGATATGTTACAGAACCACCTTCCTTGGTGCCATAAGCAATGTCACTACCAAACTTAGGAGCAGTGCCATTAGGAAGATCGGTGTTGGAAGCACCACGGTTGGGTTCGCCAGAAATACCACCAGAAATAGGAGCAGCAGCCTTAGCACCAGGGTTCTCATCGCCATCCTCATCATGTTCATGAGGGGTGGTGGTTACACTGTTAACTTCAGCAGGTGCTTTCTGCCCGATAGCGATACCAGGCTGCAGCGGAGCAGCGTGTCCAGTAGCGCCTTCGCCAGCAGCGGCTTTAGCGTTAACAGCAGTTTGTGATTGACCTGTAGCAGCGGCGTCACCAGGGAGAACAGCAGCCGTCACCGTTGGCATTGGATCTTGTCCCGCCTCAGCGAGGACAGCGGCGTGCTCACTGGCAAACTCCTCAAATTTTTCGTTAAGCATATCTGACATTTGAGTTTTCCTCGATTGTATCTAGTATATTCTAAATTTATTTATGTTATTATAGATTTGAAAGGAATCTATCAAACGCGGAGAGCATTTTTTCTTCAAGTTCTACCTTGGATGCTCTGTTAATAGAGTCTTTCATTTCTTGGATTTGCTTTTCACGAAGGATACCACCTTCCCAAACCCACTCTTTACCTTCCATGATGCCATTAACAAAAGCATCAGGAGCAGAAGGATCGGCAACAATGTCAGCAGCGGTAGCGAGCATGAAATCTTCGCCAACGTATTTAACACCATTTGATTCTTTTAGAGAACCCATACCTCTAGAAGAAACACCAAGTTGTACACCCTCACCAAGAAGATTCTTAGCAATCTTACCCATTGGAGTATCAAGAACTCTTGCTTTGCCAATGAAGTTATTGCCTTCCGCTCTTAGTGATGTAATCTTATGTGATACACGATCAAGATTAACAGTAGGACCATCGGGATGACCTAGTTCACCTAAAGCACGTCCAGGTTTTACGTACTCTTCAGAATATCTTTGGACTTCTTTGTTGAGCACATCGAAAGGATAAACTCTTCCGTTGCGGTTTTTAATTTCCGACTGGAGGAATACACCTTCAATGTAAAGGTTTTTCTTACCATCCTTTTCCTCAGTGAGGATCTTGATGTCTTCGATGTTCTCTGTAATTAGTCTCATTGTTCTTCTGGAGTGTCTCCTGTGGGTTCATCAAAGAACGTATTGGATACGGTCTTTTTATATGTATCAATTGTTTCTGAAGCTTTAGCGTATAAAATGTCCTCGATAGCATCGAGAGCATCCGCTCTTTTTTTGTCGGCAATTAAGTCAACAACGTTCATCACTTCAGAATCTAGCGGTTGGTCACTCATAATTTAAATACTTGGGTATAAACTATTTATCAGTTTTTTTATTTGCTGGTGCTGGAGAAGGTTTTGGCATTGATTTCATCTTCTCAATTTCTCTAGCAGTAGCATCGTCCGCCGCCTGTGCTTCTAACTCTGGAGCGAAAGCATCATTTTGACGATCCATCATATCGAAAGTATTCATGTCAGCAGGATTCATAGCAAGACCAGAGTCAATATCACCCTTGATCTGCTTGTCCATTTCTTTCATTTCTTTCTCAGTCTGTTGTAGAACTTGACGACGGATGTAGTCAACAGAGAAATACTTACCAAGGAATGGATCCATCTGAGTAACAAGATTCATGCGCTGTAGCATCATCTCTTGTTCTTTTAACTCATTGAAATGATTATCAAATAA